ACACCGGCTGGGGTCAGTCCGTCCTGCAACTGATCTGGGAGTCCTACAAGCGCTACGAGTCCGCCATGGCTGGCCTCGAGAACATGACCTCCGATGCGGACATGTTCGTCCACAAGATCCCAGGTCTATTCCAACGGATCGCTTCCGGAAACGAAAGCGACCTTCGAAAACGCCTCGAGGCCAACAACTTGAGCCGCTCGATCTACGGCGGCATGGTGGTCGACACCGAAGAAGAGCTGAGCTTCCTCAACCGCGCTCTGGGCAACATCGCTAACGCCACCGATCCCTTCGTCAAAGATCTTCAGGCTGCCACCGGCTGGCCCGCCTCGATCTTGATGGGTGATTCCCCTGGTGGCCTGGGTAAAGAAGGTCGCTTCGAAGAACGGGTCTGGGCTTCCTTGGTCGAGCAATGGCAGGAGGTCTACTGCCGTACCCCGATCACAGAGATCTTCACGTACATACTGGCCAGTAAGCAGGGCCCAACCCGAGGACGTGTGCCGTCCTCCTGGGCGACCAGCTTCCCCAGCGTGTTTACGCAGACGGACAGCGAAAAAGCAGCCTTACGTCTCCAAATAGCGCAGGTGGACGCCCAGTACATCAATCTCGGGGTGCTCAATGCTCTCGAGGTACGCGAAGCCCGCTTCGGTGGCACCGAGTACTCGATTGAAACCACCCTGAACCAGGCAGTGACTGACCAGCTCATCGCCAGTACTGATGCCCAGTTCCAATCTCAGATGATGGGTTACCAGGCCCAGCAGGAGGCAGTCCTGAATCCTCCGGAACAGGCAGGGGTACTACCGCCAGGCGATAGCAATGAACAGGCACAGCCTACAGACGACACTAAGCAGGACAAATTCGACTCCTACGCAGCCCAGGGCCTTCGTATCCGTGTTTCGCACGTAGCCGGTGAGCTCAAAGCAGGTTTCCTAGTAGGTCCAGACGGACAACGTACGGACAGCAGTGCCCAAGCCCCACTGATGGTCTTTGGTCCCCACCGAGCCCGGAGCTACAAGCTCTACCGCGCTCGTTTCGTCTGCGACGGAGCGTTGGTTGATGGTCCTTATGCCACGGGCTTTGCCTCCCTCAAAGCAGCCAAAACAGGGATTGCGACTTTCTTCCCTCGCCAGAATGTGGCAGGACTGTCCCCTGTTCCCGAGGGCGAAGTTGAAGCTCTCCGTGCCGCCTGGGAGGTGTACTAATGGAAAACCAAGAACAAGACACCACCAGAGCAGCCACCTACCTCGCAGCTAAAGAGCGCATGGACCTGCGGGGGCCCAAGTCCACCCGCACAGGCAAGACCCGAAACTCGGTCAACTGCACAGCAGGAAACAAGCGTTGCGGCAACCGGTGCATCCCCAACAACTGGGACTGCAGGCTCGAGGGCAAAGGCACGAACTCCGAGCTTGCTTCCCACAAAACTGACCCACTGGCAGGTATTGCTTCCATCCAGCGGGGATCCAAAGACCTGTTTCAGGGTGTGGTCCGGGTCAACCCTGCCCAGGTACAACGAGGCCGAAACTCACTGATCCGCGGCACAGTCAAGCTTGCACCAGGCAACAACCTCGAGCAGAAAAAACAACTTAAAAAGCAGCTAACCGAAGCCAGCACGCCAATCATGGCAGTGTTGGGGGTAACCCTGGTTGGCCTGGCTGGGCATGCCGGTCTGAAGCGTGGTTTCGCTGTTTACCGCAACGGGGTAGGCGCAGATATTGACCGCGCTGCGGCAACTGCTGTCGACTCCATCCTCGACCGGGTTCCTGGTATTGCCGGAAACCGAGCAGCTACACGCGCAGCAGGCGCAGCTGCTATCTCCGAGCTCGGTGGCGTCGTTACACGCGGCCAGCGCATTGGTCAGACCCGGGCTGCCACCTCCGGCAACGTGGGCCGCATCGGTCCCCTAAGTTTCCGGCCCAACGCTGCCGACACAAAGTCCAGCGGACTGGTTGCAAGCATGAACAACCTACGCGCAAGGGCAAAAAATGGCAACCTCAACTACGACGAGTACAAGACGCAGTCCGTACAAGCCCTGTACGGTGCAACCAACCAAGGAACCCGCCTTGCTGGACAACGTGGCAGCATCTACTCCGAGCACGCCGCCAACGAGTTCTTAGTATCAAAGTTCAAACTTAATGGTGCTGGCGTAGTTGGTGCAAATGCCAGTGAGAGTATGGCAATTCGCAATGGTCTTATTGACACCCAGCTTGCAGAACGCCTAGGCACATGGGGAGAAACCATGCGTAGCGACATGAAACTGCGCAGGATGACTGGTCCTCAAGGCGAAATCCGTAGCAAAGACGTTAGTCAGTACATCAGCACCGTAAGCCCCCGTTCTCTGGGATATTCCTTTGAAGGAATGACAGCGCCTCAGCGCAACCAAGCGACTGCTGAAGCGAAGCGACTAATGCGTACTGCCATATCAGGTCAGGACCTGGGGAAAGAAGCAGAATCAATACGCCGAAATTTAGTAAGTGATTTCGACAGGTACTTCGACAACAACGCTCAAATGATGAGCCAGCCTGCTGCTGCCACTAACTCACCCTTTGGTGATGGCATGACTGGTCTTGCTCGGTACATTCGCCGCACGACCAACAACCCGGGCCCCGTACTTAGCCGTGACCACGCTGATTTGATCATCCGGAATGACTATCACGTCCGAGTTATGCAACAGCGGGCCAACTACTCCATTGGAGACAACACTGCACGTCGGATCGCCCAGCAAATTACCCGCAGCCCTGAGCTTCCGGATGTGGACTCTGCCTATCGAGTCCTCAATAGCAATGGCTTTACTCAGCTGAGCCGCAGTGCCCCTGCAGCAGGTAAATCTCCAGCTGCAAGCAGAACGTCAAGGCGTACCCCTGCAGCAGCACAACCCCAGCAGCCCAGGCGCCTTCTCACCGAGAGCGAACTGATGCGGAACGCTCCTCCCGGCTACAGCCCCGAGGCAGCTCGAGAATGGGCCCGCCAGCAGATTGCCGAGCGTGGTGATTCGCACGAAAGCGGCCTACCCCCACGCATCGCGGCCTACCTTGAGACTCGTCAGGACTTCAAACAGAGTCAGCGCCTGGGAAAGCCTTGTGGGGAATCAAACATCCCCAAAGCGCATGAGTGCAACCTAGACAAAACCAAAAAGGAGCCCCCCGAGACCCGTAAGCGCTCCAATACCGGCGCAAAGGTGGCCGTGGCGGCTGCCCTTGTGGGTGCGGCTGCTCTTGGGGGGCGCGCAGCCTTCAAGAACAGGCAGAACATACCGATGTACAAAGGTGCGGCTAAATATGTGGACACGGGCATTAAGACAATGTCTTCCACTAAAGTGCGGGATGCTATTAGCAAACTACCTGTCAAATTCCAGGAACCAGCCAACAAGCTAGTTGGTAAAGCTAAAGTGGGATTAGCTTTTGTCGCAGCTGATGCACAGGGAATGAAACTTACCAAAGTCGACCCAGTCAACAACTTCAGCACGTTCAAAAACCCCAAAACGGGTCACATTATGAGCGTAGGCGCGGTCGACGACACGCTTGTAACCTTTGTGTCTGAGCCAAGGGGCAAGGCAGGTGCATTTGACAAGTATGGAATTGCGTTTCAAACAGACCTTAGCTTTGACCAAAAACAAGGACTTAGCAAAGCACAAGGCTTAGGTGTCTCCAAACAAGTTAAATCTATGTTTAGCGCACAGCTAGACGAAATGCCTGAGAACGCGGTTCTCTTCAACAACCCGTACAAAGATGACGGATTAGGCGACAAGCGTTCCGCTATTTACAAGCGCTTTAAGTTCACGGAACTCCCCGGCGTGCGGGGTGGCAACTTGTGGGCGCTCAAAAACCAGGGCAAACTGACCAAGATCCCACCGGAGCAGGCCGACTACGTAGCCAAGCTCATCCGCGGTGATGCTGCTGAAGAGAGCAAGTTACCAAAGGAAAAACCCACCATGGCCCATGGAACTGATTGAGCAGTACAACCAGATCCTCCGCACCACCGAGGACGGAACGATGCGGCTGCTCAACCGCGTCCTCGATCAGTCCTTCAACCGCCTTGTGCGCCGCACACGCATCCAAATGAAGGCTGGGTACAGCGATGCCCAACAACGCAACCTGGCCCTACTTCAAGAATTCCGGAACCTCGTACCTGCCTACCGCCCAGACCGGGTCGATGCCTATGACCGCCTTCTCCGCACCTTGTTAGGAGACGCAAGCCGCTCGGGCCTCGATGTGGCCAGCCAACTGACCAAGCAAATGACCCCGGGCAAGCCGCGGATCGACGTATCCATCCCCCTGGATGCCACTGTCTCTGCCGCAGCCCAAGCCAAGGGCTACCTACGCA